GATGGATTCATCTTCTGCCATAACTTTTGAACCAGTCGGGGGACTGGCACACCCCAGCGGTTGCCGTCCCCGTTTTCCTGTAATTTAAAAGGGTCAAAGGAACGCTCTCACATGTCCGCATCAACTCAGAACCTGGTCGCCATCGCTCAGTCCCTGCCCGCAGGGGTCACCGCTAAGGTCACCGTGATGAAGTCCGCCACCACCCGCCGCCGTCGTTCGCTGCTGAACAAAACCAATTCCTCCGGTCGTTCGGGTCTGGGTTCGCACGACACCGCCAAGGGTTCGTATGTTGCTCAGGGTGACATCGCCATCGGTGCCGGTCGTATGGGTACGCTCAACCCGGTCAACTCTCTGGGTCGTGCCTGGGTGGGTGACAAGGACGCCAACGCCCGCCGCCATGCTGCCGTTGCACGCCTGGATCGCCGCTCTGCTGTCCTGGGTGTGTGACCAGCACCCTTATGGGTTCGTGATTTGCCAGTGCCCCCCGCCGTGGGGGTTCGGCGGTCGCGCCCGTGTATTAAATTCAATGGGTCCCTGTAAGCTATAAAGTCTTGCTTTCGCGAGCTCTTTATATAACTCATACTTTTTCTATATAAAACAAAAATGAAAAAAGAAATACCTAGTATGGAAAAAAATCGCGAAAAAAATTTTTCGACTGTAGAGGTCGATAGTGTAACTGGGGAGTATGTAATGAGAGTGCCCGAATGGATAGTATCTGAGTTTGGGTGGTATGAGGGGACAGAGATAAACATGGAGGTTGATGGAGATAGTGTTATCATCACCGAAGTTTGATTGACTCCTTATAGATACCCTGGTATAATATTGACGTAACCTACTTTTTCTAATGGCTAAAGGATTTACAGTAAAGGCAAAAAACCCGACTAAGGCAAAGGCAGACGCCCCTGAGTTTGACTATGACAAAGCAAGGGAGATGGTAAGAGGCAAGAGTGTTGTCTTCTGTCTTCCTGGTCGTGGAGTATCTTACACGTATTTGAAGAACTTTGTACAACTGTGTTTTGACTTAGTACAGAACGGTGCAAGTATTCAGATCTCACAAGACTATAGTTCCATGGTGAACTTTGCACGTTGTAAGTGTCTGGGTGCTAATGTACTGCGTGGACCTGATCAGATTCCTTGGGATGGTAAGTTGAACTATGACTATCAGTTGTGGATTGATAGTGATATTGTGTTTAACACTGAGAAGTTTTATCAGTTGGTATTGTTGGATAAAGACCTTGCTTCTGGATGGTATTGCACTGAAGATGGTCAGACGACTAGTGTTGCTCACTGGATGGAAGAAGATGACTTCCGTAATAATGGTGGAGTCATGAACCATGAAACCTTAGAGACCATGGGTAAGCGTAAGAAGCCATTCACAGTGGACTATGCAGGTTTCGGATGGTTGCTCATCAAGAAGGGTGTGTTTGAGCATGAGGATATGAAGTATCCTTGGTTTGCTCCGAAGATGCAAGTCTTTGAATCTGGAGAGGTTCAGGATATGTGTGGAGAAGATGTATCATTCTGCCTGGATGCAAAGGAAGCAGGTTTTGAGATCTGGTGTGACCCTCGCGTCAGAGTTGGTCACGAGAAGACAAGAGTTATTTGATACTATGGCAGACTCTTACACGATCATCATTAAAGGTGAGGTAAGATATAAGAACCTTACTCAAGAGGAATACTTTGAGTATATGGATGACTTGTCGATAGAGTATTATCAGACAGGTCGTCCCCGTCCCTCGGACATTGAAACTAAAATTACAGGAGACTACAAATGGCAATGAGATCAAAGGTTGGTGTGGTAAAGGACGGGTTTATGCCCGGAAAACCCAAGAAGTCTCGTCAAGGACAAGGGAAGAACACCAAGTACGCCGCGACTTCTCGCAATAATAAAAAGAAGGTTTATCGCGGGCAAGGTAAATAAACTTTAGATGTAACGAAATGTTATGGCATGTCTTATTGCTAACCTTCCGGCAATGGAAGTATGGGTTCGTAAAGAATATCTGACGGACCATCAAAGTGGGCATGGTGAGTTTGTAAAGGGCGTTTGGGTATCGGTTAAGTCGATACCTGGGCGTGCTTTTTATTTTGAAACTTACTTACCAGAATATGCAGCAATGTATGATAAGTTGCCCATCGCTGCTTTTGTCTCGGATCCAGAGACTCCAACACCTGATATGAGTCTACCGAACCTACAGTTTTGGAACTGTATGGACTATGGTGTCGTATCAGTCGATAAGAAGTTTATTGGTTCGATGGACTTTGAATGTTATACCAGAGACCATGGTATTGTGAAGGGTACATATGTCTGTACCATTGACAACTATCACCATGATCCAGACTATGTTGACTGGGCAACAAGTGAAAATCCTGCAGAACATAAGTCTCATAACCTTATAGAACTGGAAAATGGGCAGTATGCTCTTTATCCTAACAATAGACTTCGTATTTTTGATAATAGTCTGACGCCAGTTGATCCAAAAATGCCTGACTTTAAGGTATCGACTCAATATTATCAAGTTGAAAATGGTAATGACCGTCTTGGTATGGGTCGTGAAGATGAATACTTCTGGAAAACAGCGAAAGAACGCGAAAATAAATACGAAGGAAGGGATACGAACCCCTCTAAAAGTTCTGATTCACCCGATCAGGAGTAAAAATGGCAAAGTATCATGTCGATCGTGATGTCAAATACATGTATCAGATGTGGGGAACCACAGGTTTGATCACTGACTATTGGACCAAGCCCAGAAAAACAGAAGATCCAGAAGAAATTGCCACTGAAGATATAAATAAAGGCAAGAAAACTATCTGACCAATGGCAATCACTAGGATATCAAGGGGTTTCAAGGACATTAGTTTGTCTTTTGAGCCTCATCCTGTGACAAAAGACTTGCCTGTTCTTAAAAATGCTAACGCAATTAAGCGTTCAGTTCGTAATTTAGTTCAAACTATCCCAGGGGAGCGTTTTTTTCAACCTCTCCTGGGTTCTGACGTTCATAGTTCTTTATTTGACTTCGTTGATTTTGCTACTGCTGGTGTAATTGAGAAGCAAATTCTCACAACCATTAAAAATTTCGAACCAAGAGTTGGAAATGTAAAGGTCCAGGTGGAACCTGAGTCTGATGTGAACACTTTTTCAGTAACAGTTTACTTTGATATTGTTGGTCAAGACCTTCCTGTCCAAGATTTCACGTTCATATTAGAGGCGACACGCTGATATGCCTTTTACTAAGTTTACAAATCTCGATTTTGACCAAATTCGAGCATCAATTAAGAGTTACCTTCGTGCAGACTCCAAGTTTTCGGACTTTGATTTCGATGGTTCCAACTTTTCAGTCTTAATTGACACGCTTGCATACAATACTTACATTAATGCATTCAACTCTAACATGATTGTCAATGAATCCTTCTTGGATTCGGCAACATTAAGAGAGAATGTGGTTTCATTAGCGCGAAATATTGGATATGTACCTCGTTCCAGAAGCGCAGCAAAGGCAGAGATAAGTTTTTCGGTACAAACTAACAGTTCATCGACCACAATGACCCTTGATGCGGGTCTTGTATGTGTAGGACAGGCAGAAGACACGAATTATGTCTTCTCAATTCCTGAAGATGTGACGACAACCATCAATTCTGGTGTCGCAACGTTTGATAATGTTGATATTTTACAAGGAACTTACCTTTCCAAGCAGTTTATCGTTGATGGCTCGTTAGATCAACGATTTATTCTTGATAATTCCTTCATTGATACCTCAACTATCAGGGTAAATGTAAAAACAGCGAATGATACTGGTCTTGGAAGACCATTTACACCCTCTGATAACATTTTAAACATCGATAAGAACTCAGAAATCTATCTTTTACAAGAAGTTCAAGATGAAAAGTATGAAATTCTGTTTGGTGACGGATATTTTGGTAAAAAACTCTCCAACGGAGACGTAATTACTGTAAGTTACATCATTACAGACGGAAGAGATGGCAATGGAGCAACTTCTTTCGCATTTTCTGGTCGTGTAAGTGATAATCTTGGTAATCCTATCGTACCAAGTGCTGCAATAACGGTAACGACTGATAGAAAATCACAAAATGGTGGCGATATTGAACCTATCGACTCAATTAAGTACTTTGCACCAAGGATTTACTCCTCTCAGTACCGTGCAGTCACCGCTAGAGACTACGAAGCCATCATTCAGAGCATTTATCCTAACACAGAGTCCGTTTCTGTTGTTGGTGGCGAAGAATTAGACCCACCACAGTTCGGTCAAGTGGTGATTAGCATCAAACCCAAGAATGGTGACTTTATCTCCGACTTTGATAAAGAGCAAATTGCTATCAAACTGAAAAATTATGCAATTTCTGGAGTAAACCAACAAATTGTTGATCTTAAGGTCCTGTTTGTTGAAATTGATAGTGCAGTTTACTACAACAGTTCACAAGTTGTTGATGTAGCAGGTCTTCAGACAAAAGTTTCCAATACATTGAACACATTTGCCACAGCAAACGTTAGTAAGTTTGGTGGTCGCTTCAAATATAGCAAATTAGTCCAAGTTATTGATAATACTGATAATGCAATTACCTCTAATATTACAAGAGTGAGAATTAGAAGGAATTTAAAGGTGTTGGTCAACCAGTCAGCACAGTATGAACTTTGTTATGGTAATAAGTTCCATAAGAACCCTGAAGGTTTCAATATTAAGAGTACAGGTTTCAGTTTGACAGGTAAAACTGGCAAATTCTTCTTTACTGACACTCCTGGTGAAGGTGACATCGGTGTTCTGTCGGTTGTTAAGGAAATCAATGATGATGGTCAGTATGAGGTCGCCGTTAAGTCTGCTGGAACAGTAGATTACGCTAAAGGTGAGATACTTATTAATACTATCGATATTTCTGCCACTGATAAAGAGAATAATATTGTTGAAATTCAAGCATTCCCAGATTCTAACGATATTATTGGTTTAAAGGATCTTTACCTCAGTTTCTCGGTTGCTGATAGCAAGATAAATATGGTGAGAGACACCATTACTTCAGGTGAGCAAATTTCGGGTGTTGGTTATAAGTCAACTTCCAGTTACCTAAACGGGGCATTAAAGAGGGTATAAGTAGATGATTCAAACGGGCTTTGAAAAGCGAGTTAGAGTTCAACAAATCGTTGAAAGTCAACTCCCAGACTTTTTAAGAGCAGAAAGTCCAAAAACCATTGACTTTCTTAAACAATATTATGCATCACAAGAATTTCAGAGTGGTCCTTCTGACCTCTCTGAAAACTTAGACCAGTATCTTAAATTTGATAACTTAACCCCTGAAGTAATTCAAGGTCAGACTACATTATACTCTAATATTTCAACTTCTGATGATACCATTCAGGTATTTTCTACCAAAGGTTTTCCATCAGATTATGGTCTTTTCAAGATAGGTGATGAGATCATTACCTACACTGGACTCACGACAAATACCTTCACAGGATGCGTCAGAGGGTTCAGTGGCATCACTTCCTATAGAACTGACCTTGACCAAGAGGAACTCGTCTTCCAGGAGACTACAAGTGCCTCTCACACCGCTGGAGACGAGGTTCAGAACCTCAGTGCACTGTTCCTGAAGGAGTTTTACAGGAAACTCAAATACACTTATGCTCCTGGGTTTGAGGACGTATCATTTGTATCAGATCTTGACGTAAATAACTTCCTCAAAGAGGTTAGAAGTTTTTACGAATCAAAGGGAACAGAAGAGTCATATAACATTATTTTCAAAGTATTATTTGGTGAAACTCCAAAGGTTGTTGACCTCGAAGAGTTCCTCCCCAAACCCTCTTCTGCCAAATATATCAGAAGAGAGCAAGTTGTAGTAGAGCGCATATCTGGCGATCCTAATAAACTTGTTGGTCAAACAATTCAGAAGTCTTCTGACCCAAATACACAAGGTTCAGTGTCTGAGGTTGAAATATTCACTAGATCTGGTATTAACACATTCTTCAAACTTGGTTTGTTTGTTGGATACGATGATAGAGACCTTATTGAAGGAACATTTGTAATTCAACCAGAAACGAAGGTTATCAACCCTGTTGCTCCAGGCGGAACAACTATTACTGTTGATTCTACAGTTGGTTTCGGGACCACTGGAACTATTATTGCTGGTGATACTGCAATTACATATTCTGATAAGACTATCAACCAGTTCTTGGGTTGTCAGAATGTTGTGAATGCACTTCCAACAAAGACTTCACTTAGAACCAATGAAACTTTCATTGGATATGAAGATGGAGATATTACAAAGAAGGTAGAAGTAAGAGTAACTGGTGTCCTTAAGGACATCAAACCAATCAATGATATTGTACTTGCAACTGAGGGTCAGAAAGTCAATGTTAAGAACGTTGGTGAAAAGATAAAGAATCCAGTAGATAAAACTTATAAGCAGTTATTTGCTAACTCCTGGGTTTATAACACTAGTGCACGTTTCTTCATTGATAGTATCAATGGTTCTAACTTTGACCTTAAGTCTGAACCAGATAAGTCAAATTTAAAAGTTGGTGATAGGGTTGATGTTTTAATTGAGAGCACTGAATTCATCGCTGCTCCTGACGCTGTAGTTGCATCAATTAATGGTAAGCAAATTACTTTGAATAATCTGGGTGGTTTCTCTCCCACTGTCAATGTAGAATATAGTGTTAGAAGAAAACTTAACACCGCCACCAGTTTTGGAACACCTATCTTACAAGGTGATAATATTCTTACAACAGATATTCAGAATGTTTATAATGAGAATGATGAGCACATGTATGTTGCATCAAACTCATTGCCTTCGTATCCTATTACGAAAACAACCTTCAATGCATCTATTTCTTCAGTAACAGGTGCTTTCCAAAACTTCAATACTGCTACTCTAAAGTATTCTATTCTTTCTTTCCCATCACCAGTACCATTTGTAACTGGAGATGAGGTTGTTTATAGCACTACTGGGAACAATATTGTTGGTTTGCCTGAGGGATCTTACTTTGTAAAAGTGCTTTCACTTTCAAACCAAATCAAACTCTACAGATCAAGGTCTCTTATCGCAACTGATACTCCAGAAGAGTTTGATATTCCTAGTGGAACACAAACGCATACTTTTACTCTTGTCAGTCAGAAGTCAAATGCTATTGCACCACAAAAACTTTTAAGAAAGTTCCCAATACCCGTCAACATTAAAAATGGTGAAGCATCACCTACTGCACCCGGTGCAACAGGTATGTTTGTAAATGGTGTTGAACTTCTTAACTACAAGTCAGAAGATAAGATATACTTTGGTCCTCTTTCTGATGCACGTATCTACACAGGTGGTACAGGATATGATGTAATTAATTTACCAAACATAAACATTGCTGGTAATGCAGCAGTTCAACCAGTTGTAAGAGGTGAACTCAAAGAAATTATCGTAGACCCTCAGTCATTTGATATTAACAGAGTAATATCAGCAACGTTGACAGGTGGTAATGGAAGTGGTGCTATATTAGAGCCTATTGTTGATAGAAGAAATAGAGAGTTAGAATTTGACTCACGTCTGACGACTTTTGGTGGTGGAGTTGATTTTACTAATGACGATATTTCATTCCCAGTAGATCATAAACTTACTAGTGGTGAAGCATTACTGTATAACTCAAAAGGTAATGCTGGTATTGGTATTGGTGACTATCAAGGATCTAACGTAATAGGAACCAACAAACTCAATAACGGTTCAACTTACTATGCAGAAGTTGTAAACAATAGATCCATCAGACTTTACGAAACAGAAACTGACTATGCAAGTGGAATCAATACAGTTGGTTTTACTACTGCAAATAACACTGGCACACATTCTTTCAAACTTCGTGAAAGCAAGAATTACTTAAAAGAAATCAAAGTTATCAATCCTGGTTCTGGTTATGAAAACAGAAAACTGTTTGTGCAACCAACTGGTGTAGATACCGTATCAAATTCGATCAAGTTTGAGAACCATGGTTTCTCTGATGGAGATGTTGTTGTTTATTCATCTGACGGAACTTTAGTAAATGGTCTTAATACCACTGATAGATATTCAGTTATCAAGTTGTCCGATGATGAGTTCAGACTCGCCAACTCTGGTATCGGTGCTACAGACTTAGGAAACTTCAATAGAAACAATTACGTCAAGTTTGCTACATCTGGTGTAGGGACACAGTTTTTTGCCTATCCAGATGTTGAACTTACACTAAATGTTGACTATGGTGGTTCATCAAATACTATCACAGCAACCCCAGTCATTCGTGGTCCAATCGTTGATCTTTATCTCTATGATGCTGGTTCTGGATATGGAAGCACTGTACTTAACTTCCATAAGAAACCTGACATTGATATTGAAGTAGGTAAAGAAGCAGAAGTTCAAGTTATTGTTTCAAATGGACGTATTAACAGAACACAAATTATTAATCCTGGCTCTGAGTATACATCTGCTCCTGATCTCAACATCACTGGTGATGGTATTGGTGGTAAGTTAAGAGCAGTAGTTTCTGATGGTAAACTGACTGATGTTGTTATCGTCAATGCTGGTATTGGATATTCCACAGCAAATACTTTAGTCAAAGTTGTACCTAACGGACAAAATGCATTTATTGAGGCTTCTGTAAGACATCTAAGTGTTAACAACCACGATAGGTTTGGAAATGAGATCCTCACCGAAGGAGTTGGTGGTCTTCAATATGCAATGGTTGGTTATTCAACTGCCATCGGTTCATCTGAGTATGGTGATAATGATTCTACAGTCCACTCTCCCATCATTGGTTGGGCATATGATGGAAACCCAATTTACGGGTCATATGGATACTCAGATGCATCCGACTCAAACTCTGACATTCAGGTTGTAAGAAGTGGATATGTCTTATCACCATCTGATGTTGTTGATAGACCTTCTGGGTTCTCAAATGGTTTCTTTGTTGAAGACTTCAAGTTTGATAACTCTGGAGAACTGGATCAATACAACGGTAGGTTTGCAAAGACACCTGAGTTCCCAAATGGAACTTATGCTTACTATGCCGGTATCAATAGTAGCACCTATGCACCGACTTTCCCATTCTTTATTGGGCATCAGTATAGATCAGTCCCCATTACCCAAAATGTAGACCAAGACTTTAAGTTTGAGTCATCTCAACTTATAAGAAATACATTTCCATATGGTGTTGGTGACTTAGGTATCGATAACGACTTCATCACTGAACCAAATGAAATTAGACTGTCGGACTCAACTATCAAGTCAGTCAGTAAGGGTTCTGTAGAGTCCCTTATCGTCAATGAGTCTGGTGATGGATACAAGGTAGGTGATGTTGCCTCATTTGACAACACAGGGTCCTCAGGAGGCGGTGTAAGTGCCGTTGTAGAGTCTATCCAAGGTAAGACCATAAACGAACTGACAACCACTGTTGAGAGTTATCAGAACGTCCAGTTCGTATGGGATAAGCAAGGTCAAGTATCTGGAAATATCATCCCAACACACACTCTTCTTAACAATGACACCGTTATTGTTTCTGGAGTATCAACATCTATTAAAGGACTGAGTGCTAACCATAAAATTGGTGTTTCATCTGAAAGCGTTATTCTCTTTGCAGAGTTGCCAAGTAATGCAACAGTTGGTGTTGTAACTGATATTTTCGTCAATAAAATTCCTTCTACAGTTTCTGTTGGAAGCACTATTCAAATTAATGCAGAGAGACTTTCTGTTCTTGGAACCTTTAGTGATAGAAAGGTTATAAGAGCCTTGAGGGGTGAAACAGTTGGTACAGCACATACGGCATCCACACCTCTTACAGTTATTACAGGTTCGTTTACATTACCACTTGATGTTCCAAAGTTTGAGTCAAAACTTGACGATAAAGTATATTTCAATCCACTTCAAGCAGTTGGTTTTGGAACTGAGGCAGGTATTGGAACAACGAGAAACTATGTTGTTGGTAATGTTGGAAAATCTGTAAATATCCCAACTCAGAGTCTTTACATTCCAAACCATCCATTCACTGATGGTCAGCAAGTTACATTTAGAAGACTGAATGCAACAAGTGGTATTTCTGTATCAAATGCAGGAGATAGCACTCCATTCCTAATTCCACAAGTTGCTGATAGCGAAACAATGTTCGTTATCAAGAAGTCTGATGATGTTATTGGTCTTACCACTGTAGTTGGTCTCTCTACAGGTGGTGGTTTATTCTGGCGTTCTTTCGGCACCAATAACAGTGACGAGGACTTCCAGTATTCTCTTGAGTCAAACTATGATCAAGTTACTGCAAGAGTTCAAAAAATCAAGTCTACGGTCTCGGTTTCAACTTCTCATGAACTGGAAGAAAATGATGTCATCCAACTTACTGTAACGCCAAGTCTTTCAGTTGGTATTGGTGAGTCAACAGCAGTTGTAGTCAAGTATAACTCAGCGAATGATAAACTTTCTATTAATCCTATTGGTTTTGGTAATACTGCTGTAACAGTTAATACAGATAACTTTGAGTTAATGAACCACGGTTTCTTAAGTGGTGACAAAGTATTCTATAACTCATCTTCTGCTATCGGTGGTTTACCCGTTGGTTCATACTTTGTAAACAGAGTTGATGATAATAACTTCAAACTTTGCCTTACCAGATCTGATAGTCTTGCATCACCACCTATTGCTATCAACCTAACCTCTCAGGGTTCAGGTCACGAAATATCTAAAATTAACCCACAGATTCCTGTTGTTGAAAACAATGACTTGGTGTTTGATGTTTCAGACTCAAGTCTTTCTGGATACAACTTCAAACTCTTCTATGATGAGGAGTTTAATAATGAGTTAGTTTCAATAGGCACAACAACCACGTTTAGCGTTGCTGGTGTTGGAACAGTTGGTCTTTCTGGAGCAACAGTCACTCTTAACTACAATGAGAGTCTACCAGCTAAGGTATATTATTCTCTGGAGAAGTCTGGATTCATTAGCACCTCTGATGTAGATGTATCAAATAACTCAGAAATTCTTTTCATTGAAAGTTCTTATAACAATTCTTACACTGTCTCTGGTGTAGGAGCAACTACTTTTGATATTTCTATACCTGAGTATCCTGAAAAACTATCTTACAACCAAGGTAATACCGACAAACTTTCTTACACTACAAAGTCTGCTTCTGCAAGTGGTGGTGTAAATTCAATGCAGATTACTTATGGAGGTTCTGGTTACAAGAAACTTCCTAAGTTTGTAAGTATTGCATCTACCGCTGGGGTCAACGCTGACATCATTCCAGACTCTAAGTCTATTGGAAGAATTGTTGAATTTAATGTTGATGATCCAGGTTTTGACTTCTCTGCAGATACTACTCTGAGTCCAGAGGTTCTTTTCTCACCAAACTTAACTATTGTTGATAGAAACATTGTTAGTGATGTTGAAATTATAGACGGTGGTAAAAAATATACCTCTGCACCAGATCTGATTATTGCAGATCCAGAAACTGGAGTTCCTTATACTACTGGTCAACTCAAAGCAACTATTCAAGGTGCATCAGTTTCGTCTGTAGAGATTATTGATACACCAATCGGTCTTTCCGATAACAAAAACAAAGTTTATGCCATAAACAACTCAAACGGTGTAGGTATCAGTAGTGTTATTGCCAACTCAACTGGTATTGTTACTTGTGTTCTTGTTACACCTGTAAACAACTTTACTACAGCACCATTTGCTGTTGGTGATGAAATATTTGTTGAGGGTATTCAAAAGAATGACTCAACTGGAACAGGTTTCAACTCTGCTGACTATAAGTATCAGTTCTTCAAGGTATCTCAATATAATGCTACTAACCCAGCAAGAGTAATATTTGATATCTCTAGTTTGACCACTAATGCTGGTGTAGCCGTAACTGACTCTAACACTTATGCATCAGTCATTCATAAGAATGATTATCCAGTCTTCAACGTAGTCCAAGAACCAAAGAACTTTATTGTTGGAGAAAAACTTCTTAGTAAGTCTGGGTCAACATATAGTGAAATTGACCTTGTTGTTCAGGAAGTTCAAAGTGACAACCTCAAGGTTGTTGGAAAGTATGAGTTAAGTGAAGGAGAGCAAGTATTTGGTCGTGACTCTGGAACTCTTGCAACTATCAAAACTATTGTAGAAAATAGAGCAAGATACGTTGTTGACTATTCTTCAACAAGAGAACTTGGATGGTCTGATGACATTGGTAAAGTCAATCTTGACTATCAAGTCCTTCCAGACAATGACTATTATCAGAATCTCTCATATACTATTAAGAGTAGCATTACTTATGATGATGTTGCCGATAAAGTAAGAGGTTTGGTCCACCCAACTGGAATGAAGGACTTTGTTGATACTGGAATAACTTCAACTACTAGTGTTGGACCAAAGAGTGGAACAGATGCAGTAGATACAGCAACCATTGATATTATTAACACAAATATTGACGGTTCTACAATGAGAGTAGACACTATCAATATCTTAGACCTTGGTATTGATATTGACGCTCAAAATAATAAGTCTAAGTTTATCAAGTTTGCCAACAGAAAATTGACTGACTACTTCAAGTGTGTGTCAAACAGAGTTCTGATGATGGATGATATCGCTAATCAGTTCTCTAATACTGATAGTGAGACAAATGAATTTGTTGATCTCAATGACTTCAGTATTCTTGATGGTTTAACACGTTTCCTTGTTCAAGTCAAGAATGTCAATAATGACGAAAGACAACTGACTGAGATTTACACATTACCAACTCCTAACGCTGATATTATTACTTTTGAAAAAGGAAGCGTATTCAATACATCTTCTAAGTTAGGTGATGTAACTGGAAACATTGATGAGAATGATGTATTATCTCTTAGATTTACACCTGTTGATGCTTTAGAACAAGACTTTGATATTAAAGTATTGAAAGAAAACTTCAACACTTCACTTGCTGGAATTAATACTTCATCTATTGGTTTCGTCAAAGTAACTGGCACAAATAGCATTGTTGGTTCTGGTTCAAGTGCAAATCTCATAGTCACAGATAATGAAACTGCATTTGCTTTTGTTGAGGTAATTGATCAAACAACTGATGAAAGAAACTTTGTAGAAATGTTCATCGAAAAAGATGGAACACAAACAAACGTTTCACAATACTTCCTTGACAATGCTCCAAATAACTTCAGCACTAACTTCATTGGAACATTTACCTCATACTTAGACTCTGGTTCTATCAAGTTGAACTTTGAGAATACTGAGACCAATAGTGTTTTGGTAAGAGCAAAGGTTGTTTCATTCGACGATACTTCTGTTGGTATTGGGACATATAGGTTCAAGTCTTTCAACCAACCAGATGGATCAGAAAATTCTGCTCGTCTGCAGTCCAACTTCTCCTCTGGAACTGGTGTAAGAGATATTGTTACTCTTGATGCTCTTGACGTAACTTCTATTAAGTCTGTTGTTCAGGTAGAAACCGGTAACTCAACTGCAGTTCACCAAGTCTTGACTGTAAATGATGGTATTGAAGCAACTACCACCCAGATGCCATTCCTTTCAATTGGAAGCACTTCTGGTATAGGAACATTTGGTTCTGAGTTTAGTGGTTCTGATATCACAATGAAGTTCTATCCAGACGCTTCAGTTTCTGGTATCGTTACGGTTAAAGCATTCAACGAACTTCTTCAAACTGATACTGATTTGGTAAATGTACCAAACCCTCTTGAAGTTGGAACATTAACTCAGACTTTCCTCACGGGTGCATATAATGCAATCAACGGTCCAAGAGCAAATAGAACTAACTTCATTGCACAGCATGATGGTGTTCCTATTTTCAGAAAGACATTCAACCCAGGCATTTCTACAGTATTAGATCTCACTAACGATACTTTCAATATTGACGACCACTTCTTCAATACTGGTGAAAGACTGGTTTATAACCCTGGTTCATCTTTTGCAGGTGTTGCAGGAACTGCTATTCAAACATCTGGTGGAACTGATCTTCCAACTGAAGTTTATGCTATTCGTGTTAATAAGGATCAGTTCAAACTTGCATCATCTAAGTCAAATGCAAACTCAGGAACTGCATTAACCATAATTGATAATGGTGGTGGTAATGCTCACACCATCGATATGTTTAAGAAACTTGAGAAGACAGTTATTTCTATTGATGGTATTGTTCAGCATCCTGTCGCATATTCCAAGTTAGACTATCAACTGACAGATAATGGTGGTTCTATTGGTGTTGGTCAGACATTTATCAGTCTGACTGGTATCTCATCCATCGGAAGTGGAGATCTTCTTAAGATCAATGATGAGTTTGTTAATATTGTTTCAGTTGGTCTTGGAACAACTGCTCTTGGACCTATCACTGGTTCTGGTGCATTCAACCTTGTTCTTGTCAAGAGAGGTTCACTCGGTAGTGTTGAAACAACTCATAACGATGGTGATACTGCCGAAGTTCATGTTGGTTCATTCAACATTGTAGGAAGTGAAATCAACTTCAAAGAAGCTCCACGAGGAAATGTAACTCGTGCTGTTGATGATTCCAACCTTCCTTTCCCCAAATCAACTTTTGGTGGTCGTGCTTATCTCAGAAGTGATTATGATACAAACATCATCTTTGATGATGCTTCCAAGTCCTTCACAGGTATTGGTGCAACATACACATTAACAGTTGGTGGTGCTAATACCACAGGCATTGAAACTGGAAGCGGAATATTGTTTGTAAACAATATCTTCCAGACCCCAACAACTGACAATAATGATGGAAACAATTACATCTTTGAAGAAGGAACTGCTGGTATTTCTAGTGTTATCTTCTCAGGTGTTAAAGATGTTGGTGGAAACTTAATTCTCTCTGACTATGATGTAAATGTAAACCAGTTGCCTCGTGGTGGTGTTCCAGTTTCATTTGGCTCAACCAATGGTATTGGTATTGCACCTCTCGTAGGAGCATCTGTTACCGCTTTTGTCACGGGTGGTGTTATTCAAAGCGTTGGTATCAGCACTCTTGATATTATCGGTTCTGGATATCGTGGAGTTGTTTCTGTTGCTGTCACTGATACAAATGGTCACGGTGCAGATGTTACTGCAACAGTTGGAGCAGGTGGAACTCTTTCCTTTACCGTCAACTCAGGTGGTACTGGATATACCAATCCAACAATTTCAGTTCCACAACCATCATATGAAAACCTTGAGTTTGTAGGAGTTTCTAGACCTGGACTTGGTGCTACAACAGAAGTTGGTGAGAACTTACTAGTCAACTTGATTGTTGGTCCAACCTCTGTCACTGGTATTGGTTCTACACTCTTTGAAGTTAAGGACTTCAAGATTACAAGACCTGGATATGGTTTCCGTGAAGGTGATGTTATCAAACCAGTTGGCATGGTAACTGACAGAGGCATCGCTGCCATGACCGACTTTGAACTCACTATTACTGATGTTTTCAATGACTCTTTTGCTGCCTGGCAGTTTGGTGAACTGGATTACATTGACTCTATCAAAGCCTATCAAAATGGAACTAGAACTCGCTTCCCTCTCTTCTACAGAGGTGAACTGAGAAGTTTCGAACTTGATGAAAACAATACCGACTCACTTGAAATTGATCTGAATGCTATTCTCCTGGTATTTGTAAATGGTGTTATCCAAGAACCTGGAAAGCACTATAACTTCACTGGTGGCACGTCGATGGTATTCACTGAACCACCCGATGCCGATGAAGATGTTGACATTTTCTTCTACAGAGGAACAAGAGGAACAGATAGTTTCAGTGTCAATATTGTAGAAACTGTAAAACGTGGTGATACCCTGAAACTCTATAAGAATATCAATAATCCAAATACAGTTGAGCAAGAGCCAAGAGTTATCTACGATCTTTCATCTTCAGATAAGATTGAAACTAACCTCTATGCTGGTCTTGGTATTGATGAGATCAACTTCAAACCAATTAGTTGGACTAAGCAAAAGGTTGATAGAAATATCAGTGGAGATCTCGTTTATAAAAACAGAGACTCTATTGAACCAATGGTATTCCCAACTTCACGTATTATTGGTGATGTTTCTTTAACCGATACTGAGATATTTGTCGATAACGCACAGTTCTTTGACTATGAGCAAAGCACTCCAATTGATGTAGATGGTGTTATTGTTGCAAACAACACAGATCCTGTTGCTGCTGCCCTGACTGCCACTGTAGGTGCTAATGGAACTATTACAGATATCACAGTGGTTGATGGTGGTTCTGGATATCTCACTCCAAATGCAGTTGTCAGACTTTCTGCACCAAAAGCAATAGGTGTTGGTATTGGAACTACTGCTGAAGCAACTGTTGCTGTTGTAAATGGTTCACTGGTTGTTGGTGGTGCCACTATTGCTAACGCTGGTTTTGGATATACTCACAGTGCTCCTCCACAAGTTATTGCAGACACCACAGCAGTAAGATATGAAAATATCTTGAATGCAGATACTGTTGAAGGATGGGTTGGTATTATTACAGGTGTACGTAGTACTGCTGGAACTGGTGGTCATCCACTTGCATTAGAGTTCCACGTCAACTCCTCAACATGGGCAGGTTTGAATGCTGGATATCCAGTATTCGTTAATGGAACACGTTCTGGGCATGGAGTTGTTTCTGTTGATGGAAACGATACATCTACAGTTGGTGTTGGAACTACATTTGCAGACAACGTTTACATTGTTCATCAAGTTTCTAATGTTGCTAACAATGGTATTCTAACCTGCAACGTTCTCTCTACAACAAACTTAAGTAACTTCAATGTTTCTGGAACAACGTCTGAACCATGTGGACGTGTTTCGTGGGGAAGAATTTCTGGTTTCTCTAGAAGTTCAACACCAGTTTCCATTGGAGTTACAGGTTTGACTGTTGATTCTGGTTTGTCAACATTCCCAACCATTCAAAGAAGAGGCACTGGGTTTAAACAAACTGGTGGAGCAGGTTTATAAATATAGAAAAAAGCTAGCACGATGGCGGCAATTGTCACAGATCAGTTTAGAATATTAAATGCGAGCAATTTTGTTGACTCCGTAACTAGTACTTCTAATTCATATTATGTTTTCGTAGGTTTGTCGAACCCTACGACATCTGGTTTTGGGCGTGTATCTAACTGGGATAACAATACTCCAGTTCCTACAGATAACACTGATTATCAGAATTTCGTAAGCGATAATATTTCTTTCGGAAGAAAGGTAACATCTTCAAATGTTAGAAGACTGATAAGAAAGATTGAGTGGTCCAAAGGGACAAAATATGAGATGTATCGTCATGACTATAGTTTGACGAACCCATCACCTATTACCAACTCCTCAAGACTTTATGATGCGAACTACTATGTAATGAATAGTGAGTTCAAAGTCTACGTTTGTATTGATAACGGTTCATCTGGTATCAATACAACTGGTAATGCATCTTTAGATGAACCAACTTTCACCGACCTTGAGCCATCCAAGGCAGGTGTTAGTGGAGATGGTTATATTTGGAAATATCTTTTTACAGTTGCCCCTAGCGATATTATCAAGTTTGACTCAACAGACTTCATTGCTCTTGATAATAACTGGTCAACTTCAACAAATGCACAGGTTGTTGCTGTTCGTGAGAATGGTGACTCTAATGTAAATGATAACCAGATTAAGAAAATATACATCGATAACCAAGGTGTTGGTTATGCAAACGGTGTAGGACAAGAAGTTAATATTCTTGGTGATGGTGAAGGTGGAAAAGTTGTTGTTGATGTTGTAAATGGAAAGATCACTAATGCAGTAGTTTCTGCTGGTGGTAAAGGATACACCTATGGCATGGTTGACTTAGGTTCTTTGAATGCTAGTTCTTCAACTAAGGCAAACTTGATTCCTATCATTCCTCCTTCAAGAGGTCATGGATATGATGTTTATAATGAACTAGGTTCTGATCGTGTTCTTGTTTATGCTCGCTTTGACGATTCAACCAGAGACTTCCCAATAGATACAAGTTTCTCACAGATCGGTATTGTTAAAAACCCAACCTCTTTTGGTTCAACATCATTATTCACCGAAAACCAGTTCTCCTCTGCTGGTGCTATCAAGTTCTCATCAAATACTGGTACACCAGTTATAGGTGAGAGGGTATTTCAAGTTGTTACTGGAGGAACTGCTAGAGGTTACGTCGTATCATATGACGCTGAGACCAAGGTTCTCAAGTATGTTCAAGACCGTTCAACACAGGTAAATCAAACTTCGTTTGATACTCTTGACTATGTTGGAGTATCAACGAACGCCAGACTGTATTCGTTTGAGTCAAACTCAAACCCAGTAACTACAACTGGTGGTTTCTCAGGTTCAATTGAGACTGGTTTTACTGGTGTCACAACGAATCCTACTGGAACAAAAATTATTTCGCTTGGAACTCAGTTTACAAACGGGGTTGCTAGTCCTGAGATAAATAAAAAGTCGGGAGATATTGTATATCTTGACAATCGACCATTGATTACTAGAAATTCTAGACAAAAAGAAGACGTTAAAATTATCCTGGAATTCTAATGCCACAGAAGACTAACTTAAATATCAATCCTTATTTTGATGATTTCGATAAGGACGATAATTTCTACAAAGTATTATTCAAACCAGGATTCCCTATCCAGGCTAGGGAGTTAACGACGTTACAGTCTATACTCCAGAATCAGGTTGAGAAGTTCGGAAGTCATATATTCAAAGAGGGATCGATGGTGATCCCTGGAAATGTAAACTTTGACGGGGAATATCCATCTGTAAGAGTCAATGCCGATCACCTTGGCATTGACGTTTCTGTATATGCTGATAAGTTAGTTGGTAAGAAGTTAAGAGGACAAACTTCAGGTGTCGTTGCTGTAGTCGATAAGTATCTTACATCAACAATGTCTTCCGACATTGATGACCTCACTCTGTTTGTGAAATATGGCAGAGGTGGAGAAGATGGTGAACAAGGAACTTTCTCCGATGGTGAAGTTCTTATTGTTGAAGAAGGTTTTACATATGGCAATACCTCTATCGATGCTGGAGATACTGTAGTAACTTTGGTATCGGAAAATGCCACTTCAGTAGGAACTGCAGCTTCTATTGGTGAAGGTGTATTCTTTATTAGAGGCACATTTGTTGATGTTGCCACACAAAAAATTGTATTAGACCCATACACTAATACTCCTTCGTATCGTGTCGGTTTAACTATACTTGAAGAAGTCATCTCAGCAAAAGAGGATGACTCTTTATATGATAATGCTAAGGGTTTCTCAAACTTTGCTGCTCCTGGTGCAGATAGACTTAAAATTAGTCTTACACTTTCCAAGAAGTCTCTCAAAGACTATGATGATAAGACCTTCGTTGAGATTCTTAGAGTTGAAAATGGTGAGATAAAGAAACTTCAGAATAAGTCAACCTATAGCATCATCAAAGACTACTTTGCAAAGAGAACTTTCGAGG